CTTGAATCTATCGGAAGGGATGACACCCTTTCGAAGATTGTCGGATTTGATGACCAGCTCCCTAATCAGGAGATGGCCAAGCAAGGATCCAGTGATGGATCCTTGGCTACACTCGATCTGAGTGAGGCATCCGATCGTGTCTCCAATCAGCTCGTACGCGCGATGTTGTCGAACTTCCCCAACTTGGCAGAAGGGGTCGATGCGACGCGCTCGCGGAAGGCTGATGTACAAGGCGAGACAATTCGTCTCGCCAAGTACGCGTCTATGGGTTCAGCGCTCTGTTTTCCTATAGAAGCAATCGTCTTTACGACGGTTGTTTTCTTGGGAATTCAGAAATCGCTTAAACGCCAGTTGACCTCCAGCGACTTTCGTCGTCTGGTAGGTCGGGTGCGCATCTACGGAGACGATATTATCGTCCCTGTAGATTCGGTGCGTCACGTTGTCAGCGAACTCGAAACTTTTGGGTTTAGAGTCAATGCTGGCAAGTCTTTCTGGAATGGCAAATTCCGAGAGTCTTGCGGTAAGGAGTTCTACGACGGGCACGATGTCAGTGTGACTCGTGTGCGCAGGGAACTACCTACACAACGTGGGCATGCTCCGGAGATAATCTCTGCTGTCTCCCTACGTAACCAGTTGTATTACGCTGGTATGTGGAAGACGACGAGGGCGTTAGACGACATCATAGGGAAGTTGATCAGCTTCCCAACGGTGTTGCCGACGTCTCCGGTGTTGGGCAGGTACAGCCATTTGGGATTCGAAACCCAAAGGATGTGCCCGGACCTTCATCGCCCTCTTGTCAAGGGTGAAGTCGTGTCAACCAAGATTCCCGAGAGTAATCTCGACGATCTTGGCGCCCTGCAAAAGGTGTTCCTGAAACGCGGCGATATGCCATTCGCCGACAGGAGGCACCTTGAGCGTGCTGGACGTCCTAGCCTCGTTCGCACGAAGACTAGGTGGGCGTCCGCCGTCTGATGACGGTGGGCGTGTGGGGCTTCAAAACCCCACATGAGGAGTCCTTGGAGCACTCCTAGGAGCGCTGTTAGGCC